CGTTAGCAGTTGATGAGTCTGAAAAGGATTTAAACCTAATTCGATGGCCCTTTCTAGTATTTTCCTAATCTCTAGTCTAGTCCCATTATTTACGTTTGTGATAAGACCGCCTAAGTTTTCGCGGACCCAAACCCCAATCCAAGCTTTCCAGGTATTTAGAAACAAATCGCTCATTTCAAAGTCCTTAGTTTTCTGCATCGCACGGATCTGGAAATAACCCCTTCGGGCCGCATCTGGAAAGACTTTCTGATAGTATTCCACATAGGCCGAAGTCATTAACCTTTCATCAAAAAAATCAGCCTGCGAAACGAACGTTTTAAAAAATAATTCTTCTCCGAACTTTTGGTATTGCCTGTTAGCTTTTTTGTTCTCGCGTCTAATTTGTGCTATATTCATTATAGGTTTAAATCCTGAAAGTCCGCGCCGCCTTCAAAAGCTTCCTGAAGTGTAATTTTATTTGCTTCTGTGTAAATAGCTCGTGCATAGTCCTCGTCTATTTCGGCAAATCCAAGCATCGTTCTAACCTCGTTCAAGGTGGCTAATCCACCATGCCAAAACGTTTCCATTATTAGTTTTGAATCTGCATTAAGCTCAGAATATTCTGAGATGTCAAAGTCTAAATAATCAGCTTCACCAGGGAACGCTGGCAAAAGAAACTCGCTCAAAGCTTGTTCTAGCTGCTTCAAGAACGGTAAAGAAACATCTACAACTAACTGCTTTTTTGCTTCATTTAGGTTGTCAAACTTTGAATCTGAGCGGAAAAGAGCGGGATTAATACCCCATAGGTTGCATAATTTCTCATCATCGTATTCCATACCTTTCAGAATATCTAGCGCAACCGGACTGAGTGCAATGCTTTGATATTGCATAGGAATACCCAAAGCACCAACACGATTTTTATTCATGCTGCCATCCCAATATTTTTGTAGTTGCTGCCTCAAGGTCGGTAGCTGATCAGCTGTTAGCCACTTTTCAGGATCTTGAGACGCATCAGGACTGATAAAACCTTTTGCACCTTCATTCTCAAGTGATCGTTTTAAGCTTGAAACTGCCTCGTTATTCTTGCTTAAAAACTTAATACCTGCAAGTAGTGGACTTTGACCTCTTAGCTGTGTTCCCTGCAAATCCCAATACGGATTTATCATTTTCATGTGTTTAATTTCAGAGGCTGGAATTTCAATGGTCTGATCTCCAATATTGAATTTTACCCCCTTAAAAGGCATGAACATATCGCCCTGAATAAGGTCCAATCTATTAACCGGCAAACAATACAGTTCTTTGAATTTGTTAGCATCTCGCAAACCGCCGCCAATCCTAACCCCGTAAATAAATACTTCGCCTGTTAGCCTGAACCACATTGATATTTCTTTCAAGAACTCAATTTGCGTTTGCCTTGGGTTTGGGTGTTTTAGAAGCTCCATCAAATCGCCTGACTCAACCGCTTCAAGGTTCTTTACTCGCTCTAACTTGGACTGAGCGCAATCTAGTTCTCCTGACTTGTATTTTATTGCTTTGTATCGCTTTTCCTTTCCATTTTCCTTAAATGCCTGCAAAGGAACTTCTGAGTCTTTTTCGCCAATCTTTTTGACTATCGAATAGATCATGGCATTACCCCGATACCCTTCGTTAATGAATGTATCGACCCTATTATCCATCCACACAACTAAGTTATTCACGTTAAATTGCCCGTAAATAGCTTTGTTCAATAGGTTAACGTCTAAATCCGCTGTAGGTCTTGGACTTGTGAGGAGGTATTTTTGAATAAGAGAAATCATTTATTATTCTTTAAGTCGATTGCAATAACCAAAAATACGTAAAATATTACGAAAACTGAACGACCCACCCAAAGCCACTTAATAGGGTTTAGGTTCCAAGCTATGAAACTGCCTAATAAGTACATGGCAATTAGTAGGGACAAGTAAATAGTTAAAGTTTTTAGCATTAGCTCATATCAATTAATCCCACCGGGTTTTTGTTGTTAATCATTAATTCAGTTAGTCCCCACACCAGAGCATCAACTCGGTTAGGGGATTTACCTTTTGTCGGGTTCCAAGAAGTCATTTCAATTTCCAGTTTATTTAGATTACCGTAATGGAAAACTTTGCCTTGTTCGTAGATATTGACAATAGGTTCCGCTCTTGTCACTTTTCCCCTACTTGCATGGACTTTTTTGTAAGCTACGGATTTATCAACTGACCTGATTACAGCTTCAATAAAGTCACCTCCATTATTTGCCTCTCCAATTATTAGGTTTGCCTGCCATTTGTCGTACAATCCAATAGCCTTAACCGCCATTCCGTTAGGCGTGTATATTCCACTTTCGTCGTCAAATACGTAAGCATTACCATCAAATCCAAGACCTACCGCCAATATTCCATGCTCGTCTGAATTTGGATCCGATGTAACAGCCGGGTCAATCGGGATTACTATTTTCTTCATTAATGGAAGCGAAGATACTTTTTTGATTAAGCTGTAATTCCATAAAGCCCCCTCAGCATCTTCATAGTTTATTCCTTCATAATCTCGTTCGTACTTTCTTCTGTCTCTATTCTTGACTATCAACCGTTTTTGGTGCCAAGATGCAGAAAGGTTTTGCAGGTTGTCCCGGTATGTTGTGTTGATTCTATCGGTCATGGTGTAATACAATCCATCAGGTTCAAAAAATTGTTTGTGCTGCCATGATTGTTTGTGTAGTGCATTTGATACTAAGACCATCTTATTGGATGCGATTATAGAGCGTACTGATTCGTCTAGCTTATCAAAGGAATCTTGGTCCGGGTGTTCCTCAAACTCGTCATATATTACATCTGTAAGCCCTTGAACTGATTTTAGATTTGCGGTTTGATTCAGCGACGATGTTCTAACGCCCTTGAAAATAATCTTTGACCCTGTTTTTTTGTTGGTAATTTCTGAGCCTGAAATGTGAAATTCATCTTTGCAATCATTATTAGACATTTGAGTCTCAAATTCTGGCACGATTGAAACCGAAGCGGAAACCATCGTATAACGCAAAAATAGAACTACCCGATTAAGGTCGTAGGTTAGTCTTAGCGCATAATCAGAAATAACGAAAGATTTACCCGAACCCCTTCCGCCTTTTTCATAGACATACCTCTGATCAGAAGTGTATAGCAGTTGATGTATGTCATTAATCTTCGGCATCTTTTGACTTTACCCATTCGATAGGTTTAATTCCTGTTACGTCTTTGCCGTTGGTTGTGTGGTCAATCTTACTTGATTCTTTAAAATCATGGTTATTGATTAACACGAATTTAGTCATAGATGCATTTAAACGATCACCTACACCGTATTTAATAAGCTTTAACTCTTGTATTTTCTTAGCCTTAATTACTAGTCTGGAAAACGAGGTAAATTTTTCACTTAAATATGTAATCAAGTCAGGATATAGATCCCTTTCAATAATCAAAAACTCTTCTAAGAACATATTACCTTTGTCTTCGCCTTCATCATCTTTTTCTTTGAGCCATAATATTAAATCAATCCCTAGTTTATAAGCTTTTTCCTCAGTCCATTTTTCATCTGGCTGATAATCTTTTGAGAATTGTTTACCGTCACCAGGTTTTATATTTCCTTTTCCTCCAGGCATTTCAATTATTGTTTAGAAAGAAGTTATAAACTAACTCATTATTCATAATATTTAATTGCTCAATTTTCCCATCAGGATTAAAATTTCCACTTGAGAATATTCCGTAAAAATTTTCATCAGTTCTAATTAGGCAATATTTTGCATGAGTATTTTTGTATTTAGTTTCAAAATTGATATTCTTCTCCAAGTAATTGAAAGTTCCAACAACCATTGAAGGGATGCTGTCAGATAATATTAGTTTAATTTTAGGTAATTTGCCTTTTTTTTGCAATTCCTCTAAAAAAGACAAGTCTCGTTTTGATATTCTAAAAGAAGTTATTGTAATTTCAGTAACCTTTTCAATATCGCTAATTAATATCAAATAATCAAAAATTGAGTTTCCATTATCTTCTATCGTGAATAGGCTTTTGTTTTTTTTTGGTAATTCTAAACTGTGATTTACCAATTTTTTTACTGTTATAGTTTTTTTTGTGGTTTTAAGCATCTGTAAACATTTTTTTGATTTGAGAATACAATTCTTCATTATTGTGAATAATGTAAAATTCATTTCTGGCATTTATACTCGGGTTTCCGCTTCCTTCAATAACGTAATAATTATCTTGTTTTTTGAAAATAAGTATTTTGGCATGATTATTTTTAAATTTTAGAGTTGTTTTTTTTAAAACCTCGTTGTATAGATTTTCATTATTTTCAAGTACTCTTTGAGAAAGAGCAATCCCTAAAAGATTATAGTTTTCTATTTTCTTAAATTCTTTCAAATTTAATCTTGAGCAAAAAACTAAAACTTCATCTGGGTTTTGCAATAAATCAAAGAAGCTACGGTTTAAAGTTGTTAGGACAAATGATTGATGTCCGATTAGTGGCATTTTTACCTCGCTAAATTCCTTTATTACAGAAAATGAATCTGGGTTAATTTCCAAATTTATAAAAACATGCTTTTGATTTATTTTTTTATCCTTCTTAAAGAAGTCTTTTTTTACTGAGTTCTCATTTTTTACCTTGGATAATTTAAACATATCTTTGATTGTTTACACTGCAATTTAACGAAAAAAAGCCCGAAAAGTTAATCCCGGGCTAATTAGGTGTTAATCAACTTTACTGCTAATTCTCACTAGATCCCCTACATTTATTCCCAACCTAATCTTATGATCGCTGATTCCAAAGCAAGGCTGATTTTTGTACCTTGGATTCTCGCACTCCCAGAATACAGTGTAAAAACCGTATTCCCTGTTAATAGCTATCACAGTGCCTTCTTCGCTCATGATGCGCTGCCTGATTACATTCCGCTTGTAAGTCTCGCAACTTGACAAGAGAAGAAAAATGATAATTAACAGCACTCTCATTTTCTCCTGTATTCATGCCTCATTTCGCATTGATGAGATGGACTTTTTACGCTCGAGCAACTGGAAAATATGGCTACCAGTATTAGAGTGATTATTCCTATTTTTATAGATCTAGTCATTTTTAAGTTCTCTTTTAATTGACTCTATTAGTTGTTGTTGCTTGGCTTGAACCTGTAAAATTTCCAAGTTAACACAAAAATATACGCTTGTAAAGCCATTTTTATACACTTTACTTAGATCAAAATCTGTAATCTCAACCTCGTGGTGAAGCTC